CTTCCTTCTGGAACTTTACAGTTGAGGAAGGACCCAACAATTTTAACAATTTTATGGTTGCTCGATATGCCGAATTTGGTATGCTTCTGAAGAAGGAGGCTTGCCTTATAACTTCTGGTCCTGGGCGGATTTCCCCTGACCACGAATTTCTCGGTAGTTTTTGTTTTTATGACGATCTTAATCAAATGTATATTCCTTCACCCAGAGTTGGTAAGGTTTGTTCCTCATTTTATTTTCGTGCAATCAACCCCAATATTAATGTTGAGGATGAGTTCCGGCGCTACCTTTGCCTGTCCGTCCTCCTTTTTCCTCAGAAAGCGCTCTTTAACGAGGCTTTGAGGTTTATTCGATTTTACATGGATCACCATCGTGAATCATACCCCTTATTTAAGGAGGTCTTGAAAGAACAGGAATTGGATCTGGCGTCCCAACAGACGTTTCAGAACCTTTATCTCGGATTTGAGTCCGATGTCAAGATAAATACAAGGATTTTTGCTTGTATTGAAGATCTTGCCTACCAATCTTTTCCTTTGATAATGCATGAACATGAAAATTTAAAAGAAAACATGGCAGATAAGATTACTCCCAAAAATGTTTTACAAAAACTTGTTGAAGGCAAGGTCCTCGACGGAGGTAAAATGGGTGCTCTCAAATCCCAATTTGACCCCTTCCACGACTCCGACCCTCACTATGTAGGTCATCCTACACAGTCAAGTCGACAAGTTTTCACTTACCGGCGGCTTATTACCGCGCCTATTTCTCAGTCCACATCTAATGTTGCACTGGATCCCGCTCAACCATGGAACTTCATGATTAAGAGTTACCCGATCACAAGGTCGCACATAATGAATGATGGATTATTCAGAGGTAGTGTTTCCACCATTGAGAATGCTGCTGGCGCTCCTGCCTACACTCTCAGCCCCTTCACCATCACCTATTGGCAGGGTTCGGCTTCTGGCCCCATCCTACCTTTGCAAACCGGTATTCCCAACCCAAATGTTGGTCTTTCCTGGCCTGATTCTCTCGTCATTGATAAGACCGACTTCGGTGGTATCGGCATTGAGGTGGTTAATGATACTTCAAATTTATACAAAGGAGGTAATATCTCCGCTTGCACATTCCCTCAGACGCC